CGCTCACGCGCTCCTGGATCCGCGCGGCGGACAGCAGCGTGGTGCTGAGGGTGCTGAGCGACTCGATCAGGGGCGGCACCTGGTCGAGGTGCCACTCGAACGCGCGGCGCCACTCGCGCGCGCCGGCCTCGGGGTCGATCGCGTCGAGGGGGATCAGGGACGGCGTCATGCGATCGCCTCCAAGACCGCGGCCTCGGTGGTCTCGTCGAGGCGGCGCAGGCCGAGCGCGCCGGTGAAGGGGATGGGCTCGCGAAGTGGCCGCGCGTTCTCGAGGATCAGGTGACATGCGTCGGACTGCGCCCAGGGCGAGCACTCGATGCCGTCGAACTCGTGGACGTCGACGAGGTCGACTACGCCGATGATGGCGCCGAACACCTCCCAGGGTCGCGGGCGTCCGACCTCTCGTGTGTTTCGGGCGGGGCGCATGGCGTCGTCGAGCGCCGCCGATGCCCAGTCGTGATCGAATCGCAGTCCCGCGTGGATCGCGACAGGCCCGCGGTAGTCGGTCGACCAGCGGCGGTTCTCGACCGCTTTCCCGGCATGGATGATCGCCCACGCCCACGGCTGGCGAACGGTCAGGATGCGCATCATGCGGTCACCTCGAGCGCGAGGATCCGCGTCGCCTTCTCCGCCTCGATCTGCTGCGCGAGCTCGCCCTTCCTGCCGGGGTCGCTGCGGCCGTAGATCAGGTCGCCGATGCGGCTGCGGTGGACGTCGGCGCCGGCGGCGATCGCGTCCATCGTCATGCCGGCGGCCATGAGCGCGCGCACGTGCACGCGGACCGGCTCGGCGTCGACGCGCGGCGCGATCTCCGGGATGCCCGCCTCGCGGCGTCGCCGGCGTTCCTCGGCGAGCGACGCGTCCGCGCACGACGGCGTCGACGGGCAGAGCTTCCTCGAGCGGCAGCCGAGCTGGTATCCGTAGGCGGTGCCGTGGTGTTCGGCGGGGATCTCTTCGGCGTTGGTCCGCCGCGAGGCCATCCAGGCGCGGTGGTACTCGCGCTGGGCGCGTCTGCAGTCGTCGCAGCGGCATCCGCGGGCGTACGACGCGTTCGTGCCGTGGCCGAGCACCTGGCGCGGCGCACGGGGCTCGCGCGGGGCACGCGGGGCGCTGCGCTTCACGATGGCGGGCAGCTGCAGGTCGCGGCGCACGATGCCGGCGTACGGGCGGGTGATCCCGAGCTCCGCGGCGACCTCGGCGTCCGTCATGCCCTCGGCGTGGAGTCGGCGGATGCCAGCCTCGACCTCGGCGCGTTGCCGGTGGCGTCGCTTCGGCTGCTCGGGCTTCTGCGGCTCGCCGGCGGCCACGAACTCGTCGAACGCGGCCTGCGCGCGATCGCGGTCGGCGATCGCCGCCTCGACGGCTCGCTCGGCAACGCGGACGACCGTGTAGAGATCCTTCCGCTGCGCACGCCAGGCCTCGCGCGCCTGCTGCCACGCCTCGAGCGCATCGACCACGGGAACCTGTGCCGGGGCGGGCTTCCGTGCCGCGGCCGCGGTGCGCTCGGGCTTCGGCTTCGCGGGCGCCTTCGGGCGCGGAGTCGCAGCGGTCGTGCCCTTCCGCGCTGCCCGGGCGGCCGCCTTGTCGCGCTGATCGGCGCCGACGCGCTCCTCCTCGTCGCGGCGGAGGATCTCCTCGAGCGGGACGCCGGCGTCGACGAGGCGCTTGAAGCTGTAGTCGCCGCTGTATCGCCGGTAGACGTCGCGGCACGCGAGCGGCGCCGGGCAGTTCGCGTCGCGGCATCCGCCGCGGTACCCGTCGACGGTGCCGTGCGGGAAGCCGTCCTCGAGGCGGTCTGCAGCGCCCATCAGTCGGCCTGCCCGTCGACGCGAGCGACGTGGATGGGGCCGCCGGAGAACGGGCGCACCAGGTGCCGGAAGCCGTGCGTGCTGTGCTCGTCCGGGACGACGGCGCCCTTGCACACCGCGCACACGGGGAACGTGCCGACGCCGACAGCGAGGACGGCTGCGGTCGCGGTTGCGACGGCTTCCTCGGCGAGGTACCGCTCGCCGTCGCCCGCGGCCTGCAGGATCGCGTTGGCGAAGTCGCGGGCCTCGTCGACGTTGAGCGGCTGGGTGACCTGAATGTCGATGTAGCCGTCGTCGTCGACGTCGACGGTCGCGACGAGCTGCTCGACGGATCGCGTGATGGTCTTCATGGTGATCTCCTTCAGAACGGGGGCTGGTCGGGGTAGACGACCTCGTCGGGGACGAGATCGAGGGCGGGTGCGTCCCAGGTGTGGCCGCAGCGGTGCCGCGGCGAGATCTCGCCGTCGACGGGCTTCCGCGGCCACCAGGGGGTGCGCTGGCTGGTGATGGTCTTGCCGGCGTGCTCGTGGATCTGCCACAGCTGGACGCGGGTGATGACGCACGCGACGATCTGCAGCGGCTGCAGCGCGACCGGATCCAGGAGCGGCATGCCGATGAGGACGTCCATCTGGAAGTCCCAGCGCACCTCGAGTACTCGAGCGCGGCATCGCGGGCAGGTCACGTACCGGGGCGCCTTGTTCATCGCTGGTCCCAGCGGGTCTCGCGCGGATCCTCGGCGCCTGCCTCGGTCTCAGGGGCGTACAGCGTGACGTTGGTGTAGAAGCGGCGGCCGTGGGACTTCGCGGTGCCGATCTCGAACCGCTGCCGCAGCTGACGACCGAAGGCCTGCGACGAGAGCGCGTCCTCGTGCTGCTCACGGCACCAGGCGTCGTACGCCTTCCGCAGATCGCTCATCTCGACGCGGGCGACGTCGCCGCCACCGACCGAGCAGCGGTCCTCGATGAACCGGCCGAGGTGATCCTCCTCGGCGCGGTACGTGTCAGTGGCCGCGAGGACCGTTTCCGGGGTGTGCAGCCCGTCCGCGGCGTACGCGACGGCACCGGTGATGATCCACGCGAGGATCCCGGGGCCCTCCTCGTCGACGAGCCTGGTCTGCAGGTTCTCGATGCGCTCCTCGTCCGACACGGAGTGCGTGAACGGGATGAGGCGCAGTCGACGCCAGACCGAGTCGCCGCCGGTCTCCACCTTCGGCTGGCTGTTGCCGAGCAGCAGGAACGTGTGCGACGGGGTGAAGTCGAAGAAGTCCTGCCGCATGAAGCGCGCGGTGATCGTGTCGCCACCGGTCAGGGCCTTCATCTTCGCCTCGTCGAACCTCGTGTTCTCGTTGATCTCGGACGCGATGACGAGCCGCCGGCCCTGCAGCTTCGCGAGCTCGGTCTCGTGCTTGTCTCGGCCAACGACGAGGAAGCCCTGCGGGGCCGACGTCGCGTAGTCGCCGGCGATCGCGGACAGCACCTCGGCGAAGACGCCCTTGCCGTTGCCGCCGGGGCCGTGCGCGAACGGGAGGATGTGCTCGAGTACTTCGCCGATGAACATGAGCCCGGCGAGGCGCTGCATGTACCGCTCGAGCGCGACGTTCCCCTGGAACGTGCTCTTGAGGAACTGGTCCCACAGCGGCGTCCGCATCGCGGCATCCGGCGTCACCGTCGTTTGCTTCGAGTGCAGCAGCGCCGGCGTCGCCGCGGCCATGTCGCCCGTGCGGAGATCGACGATGCCGCCGGGGGTGTTCAGCTGCCACGGGTGACGGTCGAACTCGGATGCGGAGATCCGCATGGCGGGCGTCGACCGGGCCAGGCGCACGGCGTCGCCGATCGCGCGCGCGCGCATCGACTTCAGCCGCCAGGCCTTCAGCGCGGCGTTGTCGGTGGGGATGCGGCGGATGACGTCGCGGGCGGCCTCGATAGCGGGCCCCTCGTCGGGGTGCCACGCCCACCGCGACCCGTCCCACGTGACCCACTTGCCGGCATCCGCGACGTAGCGCAGCGTGCCCGAGTACTCCGCGACCAGGAGGCGCGCGTTGCCGTCGTCGGTGAGGTCCGCGCTGTCGGATCCGATCATCGCGGCGGGTGCCGTCGCGGTGGCGGCCTGGCCGACGGCGGCGATCTGCGTGCCGGTCGACGTCGTGCGGGATGCGGGGACGAGTTCGCGGGGCGCCCGGTGACCGTGGCCAGCTTCCGCCAGCGCCTTCGCCGCTGCCGCGTGGTCGCCGCGGTGGTTGAGCAGCGCATACGCGCCGAACTTCGTGTACGGCACCTGCGGCTCGAAGTCCGTCGACGAGGTGAACACGAACAGGCGATCGCGGTCGCCGGCGTGCCCGGTCGTCGCGCTGATCCCGTCGTCCTTCCCCGGCCGCCGCCAGTACTTCGTCGCACCGCGCGAGAACACGTGCACCCAGCCGACGAGGATCTGCGACCAGTCGGTCTTGGCCTCGAAGTCGTCGCCGGGCGTGATGTCGCCCGCGGCCGCCTGGTAGTTCGTCGACCACTTCGCGTCGACGGGGCCAGCGGAGATCGGCTCCTCGGCGGGCATGGTGTCGAGCGCGGCGCGCAGGATCGCGTGCAGCTGGTCGCGCTCGCCGCGGGTGATCGTGGCCATCGACGAGGGACCGCCGAGGAGTCGCACCCACGGGCGCCCGGTGGGGTGCACGGCGCCCGTCGACGGGGCGAGCACGACGAACCCGCCGGTGCCGCGAGTCTCGGCCAGCACCTCGCGGCCGGTCGGGCCTTCGCTCGGCTGCTGCGCGACCTTCTGATTCCCGGGCACCTCGCCGCCTTCGACGCGGTAGAGCAGGTGCAGGCCACCCGAGGGGGACTGCTCCGACCATCCCGCTATGACGCGGTCGTACAGCGGCCGCAGTCCCGTCCCCTCGAGCAGCTCGACGACGGCTCCCATGAGCGGCATCCCGCGGCCCTCGACCTCGAGCAGCTCGACGTCGCCGTATCCGGTGATGATGCCGACGCCCTGCTCGAGCTCGACGTCGAACCAGGCGCGCAGCTGCTCGACGTCGGCGGGCGCGTCGGTATACGCCTTCCAGGCGACGCGGGGGCGCTTCGTGCCGTCGGCGGCGACCGGGACGACGGAGAGCCCGGCGGCCTGCAGTTCGAGTGCGGTGGCGAGTAGATCGGTCATGCGCAGTTGCACGCTCCGTTAGTGGCGCGGACGGTGAAGCACGAGGAGCAGACCGTCCCGGGGACGATGTCGAACTTCGTGCGGGGGCAGTTGGCGTGCCGCCACTCGTCGAAGCCGTTGGGGCGGACGATGCGGTCGCCGGGTTGGATGAACGCGTGGCAGTCGGGGCACTTCGTCGGCCGCTGCGCGATCGTGCTGTTGGGGGTGTCGTGGTGCGTCATGTGCCCGGGCGCGGAGTCGAACCGCGCCTGCGACCATCCGGGCGGTGCTGCGTCAGAACGGGATCGCGGCGAGCACTTCGGCCGTGGTGCCGACGGCCGTCGCGATCGTGGCGTCCGGGATCCCCGCGGCGCGCAGCTGGCCGACCTGCGCGAGCTGCTCGACGGTGAGTCCGCCGACGCCGGGCGCAGCCGGGGCGGGCTGCTGCTGGACGGGCTGCGGTGCTGAGGGGACGGGTGCCGGCGCCTGCGGCTGCGGAATCACCTGCCCGGCGAACGCGGGCTGCGCCGGGTCGACGTACTGCTGCTGCGGTGCGGCCGCGGGCTGCGGCACGGGCGCCGCGGCCGCGGGCTGCTGAGCGAAGGCCGACGTCGGCGCGGTGTACTGCGCCGAGTAGAGCTTCGCCGGGTTCTGCGGGTTCTTCGACGCCGGGTCGTTCCCGACGTACTGCACCGTCAGCACTCCGCCGGGCAGCAGATCCGACGCACCGGCGGCACGGATTGCGTCGCTGATCGCGCGCTTCATGTGCTTCGAAGCGACGTAGAGCGTGCGCTCGCCGTCGTCGTTCGGGTCCGCACGCTGGTCGGTCTGCAGATCGACGAGGATCTGCATCATCGGGTCGCCGTTCGGCCAGAACGCCGGCTCCTGGGTGTTGTACTTCGTCTGCTGCCGCTCGCGCGGGGTGGACTTCACGGTGCCCTGGATGCTGGCGCCGACGACGTCGAACTTGACGCCCTTGCTGCTGGAATCGAAAAGGGACATGTCTTCTCCTTGGTTGGTCTTCAGCGGTCGAACAGATTGGTGACGGGTGCGAGCGCCGCGGGTTGCGGTGTCGCGGGTACCGGCCGGGGGGCCGGGGTCTCAGGGGCCTCGCAGGCCGGGTGCGTGGTGAACCCGCCTGCTGCGGCCGAGGGGTGCAGGGGCTGCCCGCAGACGGTGCACGTGAGCGCGATCGCGGGACGGATGGGCATCGGTGCGGGCAGCGCCTGCAGCACGGGCTGGACGGGCGCCGGCGCCGACTCAGGGACGACGATGAGCTCGCCGACGCCGAACAGGGATCCGCCGGCGGCGCGGTGCTGCGCACGCTTCTCCTGTCGGCACCAGGTGCACCACTCGTCATCGCACAGCGGCGACGCGGCAAGGGCAGCGTCGATGCCGACGACGGTGAGCATCGTCCAGAGCCGGTTCGCGCGGAGCATGGCTGCGGCGGCCCGGTGCGGGTCGAACGGTTCCGACCAGAACACGGTGCTGGCCAGCTCGCCGTCGCGAGGCAGGAACGCGATCGCCACGGTGCGCGCCGGGCCCCAGCCGCCGTCGGCAGTGAAGCCAGCGGCGTACAGGTGCGCCTGCGTCCGGTACTGCTCGCTCGGGCCGTGGAGGCGGTACTTCGAGATCTGCTTCGGACCCACGACCTTGTGGTCGATGACCGTGCCGGTGGGGACGTGGAAGAGATCCGAGTGCCCGGTGATCGGCTGGCCGCCGATCGTTCCGACGGTCACCTCCCACTCGGTGACCCACTCCGTGCGATCGAGCTCGCCGCCGCCGCGGTTCGCGCCGTCGAACCAGCGCTCGAGCTGGTCGTGCACGGCGGTCCCGACCGCGGGCTTCCAGGCGGGTCCGCGGTCGGGTTCGCCGTCGCCGTTGAGCTTGTGGAGGATCCACCGATCGCAGGGCCGGCCGATCTCCGACGGTCCGATGCGCTTCTGCAGCGACCGCGGATGCCGCGTGATCCCGTCCTTGATGACCCCGAGGTAGAGGTCCTCCACAGACGTCATGCGACGAACCGGTCGACCTGGCGAACCTCGAGGTCGTGGAGCCGGGCGACCTGCGAGGGCGAGTAGCCCTGCTCGAGCATGTCCACGACACTCGCCCGCTGAATCAGGGCCGCGCGCTTGGCAGGGTCGCTGATATCGGCGACTATCGCCCCATGGCTGCTGTGCGTGGGCGCCGAGCTCGGAGGCGAGGCCTTCGGGAAGGCGCGGGCGACAGCTTCGACCAGGTCGTCTGCGGCTGCGAATACGGCGGGGTTGGCGATTCGCGCCGCGAGTTCCGTTTCGTTCACTTCACGATCACCGACTTCGCGCCGCGCACCTTGTGCTCGTCGAGCACCGCCGGTGCGAACTGCTTCTTAACCGCGGCCGCGTCGACGGCGGTCGTGACCTTGTAGAGCTGCGGGTACTGCGAAGCCGGGTACTGCTCCTCGATCCACTTCGTGTCGAGCCGGGAGTACTCGCGGATCTCGACCTTCGACTTGCCGACCTCGTGCGTGCCGACCTCGCCGCCGAGCAGCTCGATCAGCTGCCCGTCGATCGCCTCGAGCTCGCCCTGGATGAACTCGATGTCGGCCTTGAGAGTCGCGCGGCGGGCGACGAGGCGCTCCTTGATCTGCAGCGACTTCGGCGCCGCCTGATCGATCGGGGTGATGGGTGCGGGGTTGCTCATGGGTCAGTCCTCCTGGGTGGTGTCGGTGGTGGTGCCCTCAATCGAGAGCGGGGGATCGATGACGACCTCGGCGTCGACGACGTCGTCGCCGGCCTCGATCGCGAGAGGCCCTTCGACGTCGCCCGCGGCCGCGTCCTCGGTGGCTTCGGGGTCCGTGCCGTCACCGAAGTTGAGGGGCTGCTTCTTGTGACCGACGCGGGCGTCGTGCAGCTGGACGAGCAGCGCGCGGACTTCGTCGGCCTGGTCGTCGGGGACCGCCTCGAGGTGGACGACCTCGACCTTCGGCACGGTCTCGTAGTCCTTGTTCCGCGTGACCTCCTGGGTGCGGACGAGCATGACGACGGGGATCGTGGCGCCGCTGTCGTAGTTGCGGATCAGGTCGCGGGTGCGGCCGGCGATCCCGTTGCGCTCGTTCTCCTTCGGGAGAGCGGATGCGAGCTTGACCATCTGGTGACTTCCTTTCGTGGGTTCGTTCAGGCGGCGCGGGAGATCCGCACCTCGGTCCGGGCATCCGCGCCGGCCCCGTAGAGGCGATAGGCGTGGATGTTGGAGATCTGCTCGTCGTCGGCGAACGCGACGCGGTTGAGCGCGTCGGTGACGAGCTTCAGGAGGTTGTCGGTGTCGACCCCGTGCCGCGTCGACCGGTAGAAGGTGACGTCGACGCGAAGCCGGACGTCGCGGGGGATGACCTCCCAGTCGGGGTAGGCGACCTCGAACGCGCCGCGCACGTTCTTCTCGCCAACGACGACGCGCTGCGGCGTGAATGGCCGCTGCCCGGCCTTCGCGCGCGGCCGCGACTTCGGGATCGGCTCGCCGTGCACGGTGAACTCGGCGACGATCTCCCAGCGCGCCGGCGCTGCCTCGAGAGTCACGCGAACACTCCCTGATCCAGCAGCTCGCCGAGCGTGGCGGTGCCGTCGCCGACCGGAGCATCGAGCGACACGTGGCGAACCGAACGAGTGTCGTAGCCGAGCGTGGGTCGCCGGCCCGGAGGGAACGACAGACGAACCTCGTCCGCGAGCTCTGCTCGTTCCCGAGTAGTCAGCTCGTGGCCACGGTCCTGCATCGCTCGCTCGATCCGTGCGTTCAGCACAGCCCGCGCCTTGATATCGCGGTGGTGCACGCCCGGCGCGGTGTATCGCGAGGCGACCGCACGCGTCGCGTGGTACAGGAAGGCCGTCTCGGTCACGTAGGTCGCGCCGTTCGCATGCTGCTCCAGCACCAGCGTCGCCGCGGCGTCGTTCGGCAACGTGGTCATGCGAGCACCGCCAGGCACCGGGATCCTCGCGGCATCCGTCGTCGCCGAGCTCGCGGTCGGCCTCTTCTGCAGACCGTCGAGGCCGCCGCTCGCCGCTACGCAGCCCAGCGCGCAACGACGACCCAGCGCGGGACGGGGCGCTCTGCCGAGTACTCGAGCGGGGACTTCGTGGGCGACCGACACCCGGCGGGCTCGGACAGAGCGGCGGTGCAGCGCCTTCGGGGCGCGCAGCTGCATACGGTTCATCGGTGGCTCCTGCGACTTCGGTGAGGGATCGGTGCTCGGTCGAGCGGGTGCTACTGAGGGAGGCCCGCCGGGGGCGTGACGTGGGGGACGTCGGTGGGGGAGTCGCCCCCGGCGGGTGTCTTGGAGGGCCGCGGCCGCGCGACGATCACGAGCAGCACGATCGGCGCGGCGATGACGACCAGGTCCGCGCTGCTGAACCCGGGCACCAGCGCGGCGGGTGCGCACAGGGCGGCGACGATGACGACGAGCGCAGCAGCGACGATGCGGCGGGCGCTCATGCCGACACCTCGACGCGCGAGGCGAGCAGCCAGGTGACGACGTCGTCGCGGGTGTACCGGATGAGGCTCGACCCCGGCAGGCGCAGGAAGCTGGGGCCGGTGCTGGCGTCACGCCAACGCTCGAGCGACTTCACCGACACCTCGAGCAGATCGGCGAGGGCCTTCGGTGACAGCACCGCCGGCAGATCCTCGAAGCCCGCCGGCACCTCGACCGGCTGCTGCATCTGCGCGCTCGGCAGCTGCGCTATCTCGGCGGTCATGACGCGACCGGCGCTCGCTCGTCGACGGGGGTGATGACCTCGAAGATCGACACTCCGAAGTAGGTGGCGATCAGGCCGAGCTCGTCGATCGTGAAGGGGGTGGACAGCAGCAGTCGCCGCTTGAGGGTGCTGAGGGAGATCCCGGTCTCCTCGGCCAGCTTCTCGACCGATTCGCGCCGGTCGGCGAGAATGGAGCGAATCGCTCGCGCGGCCTTGCCGCTCGGTGTGGAGTAGTTCATGCGGACTACGGTAGTTCACGAGAACTGAAACAGGGCGCTATTTAGGCGTTTCGGTTCATATCTGACACGATAGAGCCGTGACGAACTACGCGCCCAGCATCATGTCCCGCGAGATCATCTCTCGCCTCCGTGGGCAGATCGCTCGATTCGACGTCAACCAGGCGGACCTCGCGGTCCTCTGTGACGTGAGCCAGTCCCAGTTCTCGAAGATCATCCGCGGCACTCGCCCCATGACCCTCGACCAGCTCGTCGTGATCTGCGACGCCCTCGCCATCGACCTTGGTCACCTCATGCGAGAGGTCGAGGACTTCCTTGGTGAGCGAGATCTCGGACAGGCGTCGCCGATCGTCTATGTCGAGGAAGGTGGCCGTCTCGACGAGCCCTACGAACGTGACGACAGCTGGCTCGACGACTGGGGGAAGGCCGCACGACGCCGACTGCACCCCGACAACATCGTCCACGGGCGCTTCGGTGTCGCACCCCCCGCCGAAGATGAGCTGGACGCCGTAGCCCGCGCCACCGACCCGGAGCCGACAGACGAGCAATGACGACTACCATCGATGAGTACCTCGAGGATCTCGCCCGCCAGGGCGGCATCCGCATCGAGTACGCGCGCCTCCGCGACGGCCGCGACGGAGAGTCTGACGTCGAGCGGAAGATCATCCGGCTGCGCCCCGGGATGAACGCCCGCCTCCACCGCTGCGTTCTCGCACACGAGCTCGGGCACCACGCCCTCGGACATGCACCCACCCGATTCGGGCCCGTGCACGCGAAGCAGGAGCGTGCCGCCGAGGAGTGGGGCGCGCTGCGCCTCATCAGCCCCGCCGACTACCGGCACGTCGAAGAGATCCACACCGGCCACCTCGGCGCCATGGCGCTCGAGCTCGGCATCATGCGATCGACGCTCGAAGCGTTCCAGGCGCTGCTGCTGCGCCTCGGCGACACGGTCTACGTCCGCCCGAAGATGGGCGCCGGCAACTGGGCGCACCGCGAGGAAGTCGCCTAATGGCACGCGCCTGGATCACCGACCGGTGGGTGAAGGACGCCGTCGTCCCACTGCCCGACGGCAGCACCACGAAGATCAGCCCGACGAGCGCGCAGCTGCGCTCACTCAAGACGCTGCCCGAGCACTTCCGCGCCGCGAAGTTCGGGAAGGGCTCGAGGTGGATCGCCTGCTGGATCGAACCCGATGGCACCCAGAAACAACGCCTCTACCCGCGGCGCACCGACGCCGAAGCGTTCATCGCCTCGCTCGAGGACGACATCCGCTCCGACCGGTACATCGACCCCGCCGCACGCGAACAGACCTTCACGGCGATCGCCGAAGCCTGGCTCGCATCCAAGAACCGCATCAAGGACTCCACCTGGCGCCGCTACCGCCGCGAGCTCGACAACTACGTCCTCCCGAAATGGGGAAGCGTCGCCGTCGGCAGCATCACCCGCCCGCAGATCGACGCGTGGGTGCAGCAGCTCCGCGACGGCACCGCACCCCACGTGTTCGACAAGAACCAGCGCATCAAGCAGACCGCCCGCACACCCGTCCAGATGTCACCCGCCTACCTCGGGCACATCGTCCGCATCACCTTCGGCGGGGCGCTGCGCTACGCCGTCGCCGAGAGCATCATCGGCCGCAACCCCCTCGCGAAGGTCGAACTCCCACGCACCGAAGGCGACCTCGAGAACGACCTCCCGTCCCTCTCGTACCCCGACATCGAAGCCCTCGCCGACATGGCGCTCGAGCTCACCGGCCGCGCCACCGACCGCGTGCTGCTGCAGCTGCTCGCCTATAGCGGGCCCCGCATCGGTGAAGCGACCGCGCTCAAGGTCAAGGATCTCGACGCGCCTCGCAACCGTGCACGCATTCACCGCACCTGGACGGTCGACCGCGAAGGCCGGCGCAAGCTCGGACCCGTCAAGACGTGGGAGAAGCGCTGGACCCCGATCCCCGCGTTCCTCATGGCCGAGCTCGTCGCCCTCACTGCAGGCCGCGACGCCGACGACTTCCTGTTCACCACCGTCCGCGGCGCCGCCGTCGACGGCACCAACTGGTACAACCGCGTCTGGCTCAAGACCCGCGCAGCTGCAGGCCTCGCCGTCGCCATGTCCGTCCACGACCTCCGCCACGTCGCCGCGACCAACGCGATCGCTGCCGGAGCCGACGTCAAGCTCGTGCAGCAGATGCTCGGCCACAAGGACGCCACCGAGACCCTCAACACGTACGCGCACCTCTGGCCAGACCGTGTCGCCGAAGTCATCGCCGCCGTCGAGAAACGACGCACCGAAGCCCTCGCCGCAGCACACCGACTCGCCGCCTGAAACGCACCATTTGACACCGGAGTGTTGTCACCCCCTAACTTCAGTATCGGAACGGTTTCGCAAGACGAGACCAGGCGTCGAGAGCCCCGGATGAGCAACAGCTCCCGGGGCTCTCGTGCTCACCACCCCCCACTCTCGGCCGGGAGTAGAGCACCCAACGCGACCGCGCGCTATCGGTGGCGCGCGCCCGCAGCTCCTCCCGGCCGAGACCCCCCAACTGGTGTCAACGCCCCACGGCAGACCGGGGCGAAGGACTCCCACGACGCCCGCGACTTCCGGGCCAGGAGCACCTGCACCACCGAGAGGCGCCGGCACCCGCAAGGCCACGCGCACCGCACCGTCGGCGCCTCTCAACACCAGCACGGAGAACGCGCCCCCGAAACGCGCCCCCACCCCACACGCCGGGGGCGCGATATCCCACACGGGGGCGCGAAGGGGCGCGTTCCAAAACGCACAACGGACCCCCATCTAGCCCCGTAATCACGCGGAACTACACACTCGGGGGCGCGATGGGGCGCGATATTTCCAGTTGGCACAGCTCTTTGATTAGTAACTAAGGGACTAGCTACCCCTTACATCGCGCGCGATCAGCCCGATTACCCATCACCAGCAAGATCGCGCCCCCGACCACACCGGGAAGGGCAGCGCACATGGGAACCGACAGCATCCGCAACGGCGTCGGCCACCGCGCCTACCGCCGCAAGCAAGCAGCGCTCAAACGACGCACCGCACGAGAGAACCTGCCATGCGGCTACGGCTCACCATCCGGCTGGGGCTGCGGACAGAGCATCGACACGACCCTCCCCGCCACCGACAGATGGTCGTTCACAGCAGACCACGACGAAGCCCTCGGCAACGGCGGCAAGCTCCTCGGCCAAGTACTCGTCCCCATGCACCGCCGCTGCAACAGCCTCAAGAGCGACAACGCCGCCACCGAGATCTGGGCCGCCACCTGAAGGGGTGGGGGGTGCCCCCCTTCCCGCATCACTGCCAGGTACCCAGCGGAGCCTGGCGCTTTTCCCCCCGCACCGATTCGCGCCGGGTGTCAATACAGAGGGGGTGCCGGTTGCCTCGTCCCCGCGCCGCCTGCGGCACCATTTCGGCCTACCGCCGGCACCTTCGCGAGGGCACGACCGTCGACGACGCGTGCCGCGAGGCGAAGCGGGCCCACAACCGCGCCCGGTCGACGTCGGCGGAGGCGCGACGCGAGCGGGCGGCCGCAGCGGATGCGGAGAAGGCGGCCGCCGCGGCCGCTGCAGCCGCGATACCGCCGGCTGCGCCGTTGCCGCCGGCTCCGACGACCGAGGACGGCCATATTTCGCGCCTCGAGGTGCTGAAGGAGCAGCTCGAGGTGTCGCGCGAGACGATCGCCCGCCTGAAGAACTCGGATCCGACGCGCGTCTACCTGCTCATGCGGGAACAGCGCGAAACCGTGCGCGAGATCTCCGAGATCCAGGGCAACGGACAGGCGAAGGGGGTCACGCTTGCCGACCAACTCGCTGCAGCTCGAGAAGCGCGCGCTCAGAGGGCGGCAGGAGCCTAGGCTCCTCCGAATCCCGCCCACGCGGGTCGCGTCGAAGGGTGACGAGGCCCTCGACCTCGCGTATCTCGCCGGCATCCGGTCGGATCCGTGGCAAGAGAACGAGATTGACGCGATCTTCTCCGTCGACGCGTTCGGCCGGTGGGTGTGCACCGAGTACGGGAAGCTCGTCGCCCGCCAGAACGGCAAGGGCAACATCATCTTGCCGTTCGAGCTCGCGCACCTGTTCCTCTGGCCGAAGCCTGACGGCGAGCCGAAGACGATCGTGCACACCGCGCACGAGGTGAAGACGTCGAACGAGGCGTTTCGCAAGCTCAAGCGCGTCGTCACGGCGTCCCCGATCCTCATGGGCGAGCTGCTCGGCGGCGAGCGAGGCATCAAGGACAACAACAACGAGCGCGGCATCGAGCTCGCGAACGGCAACCGTCTCTTGTTCCTCGCGCGATCGCGCAACTCGGGCATTGGGTTCTCCGTCGACGTGCTCGTCGTCGACGAGGCGCAGCAGACGCCGATGGCGGCGATGGATGCGCTGCTGCCGACGATGTCGGCCATGGACAACACGCAGGTGCTGTTCACCGGCACCGTGCCCGACGAGCTGAACGACGCGGAGTACTGGGAGGGCGTCCGCGATCGCGGGCGGTCCGGATCCGACCCGCGCACCGGCTGGTCCGAGCACACGCCGCCCGGATCCGACGACCCCGACCTCGCGCCGAAGATCGACGTGCTGAACGAGGAGAACTGGGAGTACTCCAACCCCGGCCTTGGTCACCGCGCCGGACTCAACCGCGAGACGATCGAGGACGAAATCTCGCGACTCGATCCCGCTGCGGTGCGGCGGCTGCGCTTCTCCGTCTGGCCGAACCGGCGCGTCGAGGAGGCGCCGCAGCTGTCCGAGCTCGACCTCAAGGTCTGGAAGCGCCACGCGCTTCCGGATGCCGGCGTGCTCGGCGACGGCGCTGTGATCTCCCTCGCTCTCGGCCGCGGCGCCGGCTTCGCGACCATCGGCAAGGCGGTGCGCGTCGACTCGGACAGCATCGCCGTCGAGCACCACAAGACCGAGCGCGGCACCATGTGGATCGCCGCCGAGCTGAAGGCGCTGAAGGCCGAGCTCGGCAACGCGCTGATCGTGCTCGATCCGAAGAACGCGGCGCCGGTGCTCTCGTCCCTCGAGAAGGCCAAGGTCAAGTTCCTGCCGATGAGCATGGACGAGATCGCCGCGGCGCACGCGCTGTTCATCGAGTACGTCAACGCCGGCCTCGTGCCGCACCGTGACCAGGCCGAGGTGACCAAGTCCCTCGAGTTCGCCACCACGCGCCCGCTCGGCCGCGCCGGCGACACCTGGGAGCAGTCCGACCCCATCAAGCCCGTCACGCACGCGCAGGCCGTCACGTGGGCGCTGTGGGGCGTCATCAAGTCCGAAGCGTCACCTCCGCCGAAACCCGCGGAGGTGCGCGGCTACGCGTAATGGAGGTGGCTCGTGGCGTTCGACGCTTCCAGCATCGGTGAGCTCATCAGCTCGAAGTCCCAGGACATCCGCGCCGAGTGGGGTCGCCTGTCGACGCTGCAGAAGCGCATCGACGGGAAGCTCGTCCGGACCTGGATGCCGGACAACGCCGACGCGGAGTATCGGGATCTGTTCCGGAAGGCTTCGTCGCCCTGGCTTGCGTTCGTCCGCGACTGCATCGCGCAGGGCCTCCTCGTCGACGGGTACTCCTCGGAACTCGTCTGGGCCGAGGGATGGCAGGCGAACGGAATGGACGGCCGCCAGGGCGCCGTGAACCGTGAGGTCGTCGGCCTCGGCAAGGCGTTCGGGCTGTCGCTGCCCTCCGCGAACGACGGCGTCGTCATGCGGCCGCTGTCGGCGCTGCGCACGTACGCCTCGTTCGCCCGACCGTGGGACGAGTACCCCGAGTGGGTGCTCACCCGCATCGGCAAGCAGTCCGCATCGTTCTGGCAGTCCGAATGGCTCCTCGTCGACGAGGAAGCGGCCTACTGGTTCACCGGCGACCCTCGTACACCGTTGAATCTGCGCGTCGATCGCCACGAGCTCGGCTTCGCACCCGTCGTGCAGCTGTCGAACACGCTCGCCATGGCCGGCGACCCGGAATCGTCCGTCGCGGCCGCGGTCCCGATCTACCAGCGCATTGTCGACGCGACGTTCACCCTGCAGATGGTGCAGCGCTACGGCGCCTTCCCGCAGAAGTGGATGGCCGGCGGCGAGCTCGCCAAGGACGCGAACGGGATCCCGCAGGTGCGGATCTCGTCCGACAGCCTCCTCCACGCATCCGGCGAGGGAGGCGAGACCGCTCGCTTCGGCACGTTCGAGCCCGCGGACCTCGACAAGGTCGTGGCGGCGCTCGACGCGCACATCAAGCACCTGTCGGCCGTGTGCCAGGTGCCGCCGCACTACCTGCTCGGCGCCGTCGTGAACATGTCTGCAGAGGGCATCGCCGCAGCCGAGTCCGGCTACTTCCGCAACGTCGCCGACCGTCAGATGGCGCTCGGCGAAGGGTACGAGCAGTGGATGCGCACCGCGGCCGCTGTCCTCGGCGACGACGCGGCCGCGCAGGCGACGTCGTCACAGGTGCACTGGGCCGACGTGTCCTCGCGATCGCTCGGCCAGATCTCCGACGCGGTCCTCAAGCTCTCCACGGTCGGCGCTCCGCTCGAGCTGCTGTTCGCCATGGTCCCGGGCTGGTCGAAGACTGACGTCCTCGAGGCGGCACGCGCCGTGCGCGAGCAGCGCGTCGCGCCCGAACCCCCGACCCCGCAGCCCGCCATCGGGCAGTGAGACTCACCCGCCGCCGGCGGGGATCAGGTACGCCAGCTGACTCTGGCGGTCATATCGACGGATCTACGGAGGATCACCCATGTCCAATCTCTTCTCTCGGCGTCACCCGCTCATCGTTTCGTTCGACGGCGACGGCGCAGGAGCGCCTGGCGGCGGAAACGGCGGCGGCGACAACGGAGGCGGTGAGAACGGCGGCGGCGACAACGGCGGCAGCACGTACACCGCGCCCGCGACCCAGGCCGAGCTCGACCGCATCGTCGAGGCCCGTCTCGCTCGCGAGCGGGACAAGTTCAAGGGCCACGACGACTTCAAGGCGAAGGCCGCGAAGTGGGACCAGCTCGAGGACGAGAAGAAGACGCCGAGCGAGAAGGCGATCGAGGAAGCCAAGGCGCAGGCCGCTGGCGAGACCTCGGCGAAGTACGACCGGCGCCTCGCGTCGACCGAGATCAAGAGCATCGCCGCGACGGTCGGGTTCCTCGACCCCGCGGATGCGCTCGTGGTGCTCGGCGACGAGGTGCCGAAGAAGGGCGACGAGATCGACGTCGACGAGCTGAAGAAGCGCGTCGAGAAGCTCGCGACCGACAAGTCCTACCTCGTGAAGGAAGCGTCGCGGAAGCCCCGCACGCGCCCCACTCCTCGGCCGGGTGAGCAGCAGCAGAACGACGACACCGCCAACCAGGGCGGGAAGGGCAAGGCCGCAGCGGCGCTGCGGCAGCTCGGCAAGAAGCGCTAACCAGCGCACCTCACATCACCCGCCGGCCAGGCACGAACGTCAAGGAGACGAAATGGCAGACATCAGCCGCGACGACGTCGCGACACTCATCCAGGAGGAGTACTCCAACATCTTCCTCGAGGCCGCCGGGGGCGGATCCGGCGCGATCGCCGCATTCGGCACCGTGCCCCTCGGCACGAAGATCACGAACGCCCCCGTTCTCACGACCCTCCCCGAGGCTCAGTGGGTCTCGGAGTCGGCCACCGCGCCCGAGGGCGTGAAGCCGACCTCGAAGGCGATCTGGGGCAACAAGCGGTTCGTCGTCGAGGAGCTCGCCGTCATCATCCCCGTCCACGAGGACACCCTCGAGGACATGACCGAGGACGGGCTCGAGAACATCTCGCGCCTGGGCGGCGCGGCGATCGGCGCGAAGCTCGACGAGGCGATCCTCTTCGGCGTCGACAAGCCGACGACCTGGCTCGACCCCGACCTGTTCGCCTCGGCGACCGCCGACGGGAACATCTTCCAGGTGTCGCTCACGCCCGGACAGAACGACCTCGCGGGGTCGATCTTCCAGGCCGCCGGCGCCGTGGCGGACTCGGGTGCGAACCCGACCACGCTGCTGTCCGGTGCGGGTCTCCGCTTCCGCCTCGCGAACCTCCGCGCAACCGATGGCACCGCGATCCTGTCGCGCACCCTCGGCGGCGACGGAACGTTCGCCGACGACGTCGCCGGCCTCCGCGCGGCGTTCATCGAGAACGGCGCCTGGGACAACACCGAAGCGCACGCCATCATCGCGGACCGTACCCGCGTGAAGATCGGCCAGCGCTCCGACATCCAGGTCAAGTTCCTCGACCAGGCCACCGTCGGCGGAATCAACCTGGCGGAGCGCGACATGGTCGCGCTCCGGTTCAAGGCCCGGTACGCCTACGCCCTGGGTAACACCGTCACGCGCCGCGGCGCGAAGGCGGAGCCCACCGCAGCGGTCATCCCGGCCGCCTGATCGAAGGAGCTGACATGGCACCCTCGCTGAACCACCCCAACGGCCAGACGATCGACGTCCCCGAGGTCAAGGTCGAGTACTTCACCTCGCGCGGCTGGACCGCGGGCGAAGCCGCGAAGGCGGATCCGCCGGTCGTGGAGATCCCCGACGGCGACCCGTCGGACTCCTGGACCGTCGCGCAGCTCGAGAAGCTCGCCGAGCGCGACGGGATCGACCTCGCCGGCACGAAGAACAAGGGTGACCGTCTCACGGCGATCGCCGCACACCGCGAGGCCGCGGCCGCAGCCGGCACCGGCTCGAGCGACTGACGGGAAGGGGGAGGAATGGCACTCAACCTGAATCTGGAGGAGCTCAAGCCGTTCCTCCCCACTCTCGACGCCGATGAAGAGACCCGCGTCACCGCATGGATTCCCGTGCTGACGCTGCTCCTCGACCGGCGCTACAGCGCGCAGATCACGGACGAGACTCGCGTCCTGTTCGTGTCTGCCGCTGCAGACGCACTCGAGCGGCGACTCGGCAAGCCCCGCGGTCTCATCGACCAGGAGGGCGCCGGCCCCTTCACCACCCGGTACAACCCGCGGGCCGCGCTGTCGCGCTGGTTCCTGCCCGAAGAGCTTGACCAGCTCGACGACGCCTGCGGACTCGGCGGCGGCACCCGCTCGGTGCGCACGCCCGCGCCCGACGCCGTCCGTTTCGAGAACGCCTCGCGGTGGTACGACGGGGTCGACGAGGACGGGGTGCAGCTGTGAAGGGCGAAGCAGTCATCGTCCAGCGGTCGACCGAAGTCGGCCGCAACGGGCGAAACGAGCCCCGGTACGAGTGGCAGGACGAGACCGTCCGCGACGTGCTCGTCGTGCCCGGACCGCTCGCCGACGTCGCCGACGCATCCCGGCCGGCCGGCGTCCGCGTCGAATGGTCCCTCTACTGGCCGAAGACCTACACCAAGAGCCTCGCCGGATGCCGCGTGCGGATCCGCGGCGGCGCCCCGCTCGCCATCATCGGCGACCCGCAGGCGTACATCCCGGCACCTACCCGCTGGAACCGCCCCAGCGAGGCCGGCCGCACCGACGGATAGGAGATCGCCATGGCCAACAGCAACGACGTCCAGCTGAACCTGCGAGCCATCAACGCGATCATGACGTCCGCACCCGCACAGGCGATCGTCGACTCCGTCGGCCGCCAGATGGCCGCCAACGCCGGCGACGGGTTCGAGTACGTGAGCCGTCCGCACCGCTGGATGGCACGCGGGTACGTCCAGACCGTGTCCGCGCGCGCACGCCGCCGCCAGGCCCGCGACGCGGTGCTCGAGCGGACGCTCGGGACCGTGCGCCGATGAGGTTCTCCGATGTCGAAGGGGACGCGATCGCGTTCCTCATCGCCCGCTTCGAGCTGCCCGCATCGCTGCGCGTCCCCTCGCCGCGGCCGCTCGAGTTCTACCGCGTCTACGGCACCGGTGGCGACACCGTGAACCGTGCACTCGACGCACCCCAGCTCACCATCGACTCCTGGGCTGAAGACGACGAGGTCGCCCGCCGCATGGCCGACGACGCGCGCATGGCGTTCCTCGATCACCGCGGCGAACTGAAGCTGTGGCGCCGCGTACGCGCGACGTCGCCCTACTTCGTACCCGACCCCGACTCGGAGACACCGATCTACCGGTTCAGCCTGCAGCTGCGCGTTCGCGCGACTCGCCAGACCCCTCCCGCGCCCGCGGGAGATTAACCGCCGGTCATGCCCGGCTCCACACGAAAGAGAGACACACATGACCGTGAACGCTGATCTGGCCCGTATCTTCGGGTCGGACTCCGACGCGATCCACCTCGCCCCGTTCGGCACCACGCTGCCGACCACCCTCGCCGGGGCGCTCGACCCCGCGTTCGAGGACGTCGGCTGGCTGTCCGAGGACGGCCTGACCGAGACCCTCACCGGCTCCGTCGAGCGCAAGCGCGGCCACCAGGGCCGCGGCGTCGTGCGCACGCGCATGAATGAGCCCGGCACGCAGATCGCGTTCGTCGCGCTCGAGTCGAAGTCGCAGACCAACTCGCTGCGGTACCACGAGAAGAGCGTCGACACGTCCGTCGAAGGCGTCCGCAAGGCCACCCGCGGCCCCGGCCAGCGCATCCAGGTCCGGTCCGCCGTCATCGACCTGTTCGACGCCGACGACGACGAGGTCAAGGAGCGGTTCATCATCCCGCGCTTCGAGATCGCGCCGAACGGCGATCGCACGTTCGTCGGATCCGACATCGCCGCGTACCCGTTCCTCGGTGAGGTCATCGGCGACTACACCCACCTCGCCACCGATCTCGAAGAGGTCGGCGCGTGACGGCGGGCAAGCGGCGCGACGTCGTCGAGCTGCAGCCCGGCCAGCCGTACACGCAGGACCGGTTCGGGTATCGCCACCCGATCGTCGTGGCGTCCGACGAGGGGCCCATCGCCCTTCCCGAGGGCAGCCCCACGATCGCGTGGACGAACGCGCAGATCGACGCGTACGCCGCCCGCGAGGGCATCGACGTCGCCAGCGCCAAGAACAAGCCCGAACGCCTCGCGGCGATCGACGCGCACCGCGCGTCCACGCAGCCCGCGCTGCCGCCCGGCGAGTAGTTCGCGGCGACCACAGACCGGTGGGCGGAGTTACCTCCGACGGCTCCGCCCACCGTCCCACCCCATCAGTCGGAGAACACCAGTCGGAGGAGACTACCCATGGCCACCAGGCCCGCCGGCGCGAAGGCGCCCACAGACCGCCAGCCGAAGATCGAGAAGCCGAAGATCGAGAGCGTCGAGATCGACCTCGCCGACGGCTTCGACGACGACGGAGCCCCGAAGTTCCGGAAGGTGCCCGCCAGCCGGGTCATGATCCGCGACATCGAGGTCACCGTCCCGAAGGAAGCGCTCGACGACTTCGAGCTGCTCGACGACATCCGCGCCACGCAGGACGAGCACGACATGTCGCGCTTCCCGTCGCTGCTGCGTCGCCTCGTCGGCGACGAGGCCTACAAGACGATCCTCGACGCGCTGCGGGGCCCCAACGGCCGCGTTTCCGCGTCCGACGGTGCCGAGTTCGTCTACGACGTATTCAAGGCGCTCAACCCAAACTCCTGACGCTCGCGGGCGCCCTCGACAACCATGAGGGCGCCCTGCGGGCATCGTTCCAGGCCGAGTACGGTCTGCGGCTGCTCCCGGGCGGTCGCACCGAACCTGAGCGCACTCTCCTCGAGGTGGGCGACTACGTCGTGAACCTGCCGCGCGGTTGCGCCCTGTGGCTCGCCGCCGGCGGACCGGTCGCACTCACCGACGAGGCACATCTGCTGCGCGAAGCGATCTACCGGCTCGAGCTCATCGACTGGCACAACGCCGGATCGAAGGGCACCGCGCCGAAGCGCATCGAGCTGCCCCGCCCCGCCCACGAGGTGCAGGCGGAAGAGGCGAAGGTCCGCGTGAAGGCCCGCCAGCACGCCGAACGCCAAGCGAGGCGCGACGCCAAGAAGTAGACGGGGGTGCTCCATGACGACTGCCGTCGAGATCGCGAACGCATACGTCGCCCTGGGCGTCCGGATGCCCGGCGTCAAGAAGGACGTCGCCAACGAGCTGCGCAAGGCGGAGCCCGAGGTCGCAGCTGCGGGACGCGACGCCGGCAGCGCGTACGCAGACGGCGTCGAGCGCTCCGGATCCCGCATGGGGTCGTTCTTCGCCAACGTCGCGAAGGCCGGCGTCGCGGCGATCGCCGGAATCGGCATCGCATCCGCCGGCGTCGGCATCCGCACCGCCGCCGGCATGGAGACCGCCGAGATCGCCTTCACGACGATGCTGCAGTCGGGGGAGAAGGCGCAGGCCTTCCTCTCCGAGCTGTCGTCGTTCGCTGCGAAGACCCCGTTCGACCTGCCCGGGCTGCAGCGCTCCGCGCAGTCGCTGATCTCGATCGGCATCGACGCGAACAAGGTCATCCCGATCATGACCACGCTCGGCAACGTCACCTCCGGAATGGGTACCGGTGCGGAGGGCATCCAGCGCGCCACGGTCGCGATCCAGCAGATGAACGCTGCAGGCCGCATCGGCGCCGAGGATCTCAACCAGCTCCGCGACGCCGGCATCCCCGTCTTCGACCTCCTCACCGCCGCGACGGGCAAGACCAAGGAAGAAATCGCCGCGATGGCGGGCGCCGGCAAGCTCGGCCGCCAGGAGCTCGAGCAGCTCATGTCCGCACTCGAGACCGGCAAGGGACTCGAGCGCTTCAACGGGATGATGGAGCAGCAGTCGCAGTCCCTCTCGGGCCTGTGGGCGACGCTGCAGGACACCTTCTCGGTCGGCATGGCCGAGGCAATCCAGCCGCTCATCCCGATGCTGAAGGAAGGTCTCGCCGGCGCGATCACCTTCGTCGGTGACGCGTTGCCCTACGTGCGCGGCGGCGTGCAGTGGCTCGTCGACGCGGCGCCCGGCATCGCGGCGTTCTTCGGCAGCCTGTGGACCGGCGCGCAGGGGCTCTACGCCCTTATCGTCCAGGGCGACTTCACTGGCAAGCTCACCGAGGCGTTCGGCTGGGCCGAGGACTCCGCGCCCGTCGACTTCATCCTCGACGTCCGCGACGGCGTCCAGGGCCTCTGGGATCTCGTGGTCGGGGGCGACTTCTCCGGCAAGTTGCGTAACGCGTTCGGGTGGCAGGAAGACTCGCCGATGGTCGACTTCATCCTCGATCTGCGCGACGGCGTGAAGTCGCTGTGGACCGACCTGACGTCGGGAGATCTCGGCGGCGCCTTCGCATCAATCGGCGACTCGCTCGGCACGATCCTGCCCGTCGTCACAGACGCCACCAGCCAGCTGCCGGGCCTCACCGACGTCGTGCACGTCGCCGAGGGCGCCTTCGGGTTCCTCGCCGACAACGTCGATCTGCTCGCCGCGGCGATGCCGGCCGTCATCGGCCTCATCCTGGCGTGGAAGAGCGCGCAGGCGCTGAACAACGTCATTGGCCGCGAGTCCGCGATCGGCATGGGCCTGCAGATCACCTCGACCTTCGCCCTCGCTGGCGCGAACCGTTCGCTCGCCGCATCGAACCGGATGAGCATGGCCAGCACCGTCGCGTCGACGTCGGCCGAGAACACGCAGACCGCCGCCCGCTCTCGCGGCGTGCTCGCGACCATCGCGCAGCGCACGGCGACCCTCGCCACCAGCGCCGCCACCCGCGTCGCAGCCGCAGCGCAGTGGGTGTTCAACGCAGCACTCTCGGCCAACCCGATCGGCATCGTCATCGCGGCGATCGCCGCGCTCGTCGCGGGACTGGTCTGGTTCTTCACGCAGACCGAGCTCGGCCAGCAGATCTGGTCGGCCGTCATGGGCGCGATCGGCGCCGCGGCGACGTGGCTGTGGGAAACGATCCTGCAGCCCGTCTTCGCAGGCATCGGCGCCGTGTTCACCTGGATCTGGGAGAACGTCATCAGCCCCATCGGGACGCTGATCGTCAATTACTTCCGGTTCTGGGGCGCGATCGCCGTATGGCTCTGGGAGAACGTCCTGTCGCCCGTCTTCGCGGGCATCGGGCAGGTGTTCTCGTGGATCTGGTCGAACATCATCGAGCCGATCGTCGGCTTCATCGTCCTCGCCATCAAGGGCTGGGGAATCATCTTCGAGTGGCTCTACGCGAACGTCGTCAAGCCGGTGTTCGACGGGATCTCGTCGGTGATGGGTGCGGCCTGGTCGTGGATCGACCAGCACGTCTTCACCCCGTTCAAGATCGGGATCGACCTGCTCGGGAAGGCGTTCGAGGGCGTCGCGAAGGCGATCGGCACCGCCTGGGAAGGCATCAAGGCCGCCGCGGCCGCGCCGATCAACTTCGTCCTCGACACGGTCTGGAACAACGGACTCCGCTCGTTCTGGAACGACCTTGTCGGCAACCTCGGACTGAACGACATGAAGCTGCCGAAGGCAGGCCTCGTGAAGTTCGCATCCGGCGGCGTCCTGCCCGGCTACACCCCGGGTCGGGACGTCCACCAGTTCTGGTCGCCGACTGCCGGCGGCCTCGCGCTCTCGGGCGGCGAGGCCATCATGCGGCCCGAGTTCACCCGCGCCGTCGGCGGTCCCGCCGGCATCGCGGCGCTGAACAAGGCGGCCCGCGAGGGCCGAGCATTCGCCAACGGCGGAGTACTCGACTTCGCGGGCGACGTGTGGAAGAACGTCCAGAACGCCGCCGGCGTCGCGTGGGAGTTCCTCTCGAACCCGAGCGGAGCGATCCAGAAGCACGTCATCGACGGCATCATCCGGCCGCTCATGGGCGACCAGAACATCTTCGGACAGACCGTCGGCGCGCTCGCCACGAACACCGTGAAGAGCATGGCCAGCCTGTTCAAGGGTGCAGCGCCCGCGGTCTCCGGTGGCAAGGGCATGGGCTGGGAAGCCATGTGGAACGCGGTCCACGCCCGCTTCCCTGACGTGCGCCTCAACTCCGCATACCGGCCCGGTAGCCCCGGCTACCACGGCAAGGGACGCGCGGTCGACCTAACGCCCCGGATGGACGTCTTCAACTGGCTCAAGGGTGCATTCCCGGGCAGCAGCGAGCTGATCTACTCCCCGGCGGGTGGGCGGCAGCTGCAGAACGGGCGCGAGTACTACTGGCCCGAGCCGGTGCGCTCGCAGCACTTCAACCACGTCCACTGGGCGATGGCCAACGGCGGAGTGATCCCGAAGCTCTACGACCAGGGCGGATGGATCCCTCACGGCGGCATGGCAGTGAACCTGTCCGGCCGCCCCGAGGCGGTGCTCACCCCCGAGCAGTCGGCGGCGTACGTCGCGGGCCGCGGCAACGGCGATACGAACATCACCGTGCAGGCCCTCCCCGGCATGAGCCCGCAGGAGCAAGCCGAGCTGGTAGCGAGGGAGTTCCGTTGGACGCGCTAATGGTCGAGATCGATGGCCGCCGGCTCTACACCGAGCCCGGCGCCGGCCGCTGGTGGCTGGAAGAGCTCGAGGGGTTCTTCGACTCCCCGGGGACACGGTTCGACGAGAACATGATCCCCGGGGAGGACGGAGCCTTCGATCCCGACGACGTCCAGCTCGAGCCCCGCCGCGTAGTCGTGCGCGGCACGAGCGAAGCATCGTCGCCCGGCTGGGCCGACCGTGTCATCCGACCCTGGCTCGCCTCGCTCGTCAAGAAGCGCGACCTTCAGTTCCGCGCCTTCGTCGGTGGCCAGTGGCTGTCGCTGCGGAACGCGAAGATCCGCGGCCAGGTCAAGGTCCGCGACGTCGACGAGACGTTCACCGAGTTCGAGATCCCGATCTGGGCCGCGGACCCCCGCAAGTTCGGACCGCGGGCCCGGATCGAGATGGACGCGGCCATCGAGCCCTCAGGCGGTCTGCGCTTCCCGATGGTCGATGAGGCGGTGTCCTTCGGCACCTCGGGCGGCGTCCTCTTCCCGGGCGTCTTCGTCATCCACAATCAGGGCACCGCGGACCTCTTCCCCGAGAAGTTCACGGTCCGCGGACCGGTGCCGCGGTTCGCCATCACATCGGAGTCGAGCGTCATTGAGTACGACGGCCCGATCGCCCGCGGCCAGGAGCTCACGGTCACCCCGTTCGCCGGCGGCCGCGCGAACCTCGACGGCGCAGACGTGTCCCACAACCTGCTGCGCGCCGACTGGGTGCCGATCAGGCCGGGGGAGACCCGCGGGTACCTCTTCAGCCCCGAAGACCCCCAGCCCGGCTCGCAGCTCGCGATCGACTACTCGGAAGGAGCGTGGCTCTAAATGGTGACCGTAACCGCAGGCCTCGCCATCGACCTCAACGACGACGGCGACGGAACAACGAGCATCGGCTTCCGCCGAGCCCTCGCGGTGCTCCTGAAGCAGTCCTCGCCCGGCGTCGCGACCCCGGGACGCATGGGCGCCGATCACTTCGTCGTGAGCGGAGCTCCCGCGTCGATGGAGTACTCCGTGAGCGGCGGCGGCCTGGTGCTCGTCCGCACGGCATCCGGCGGCGCGTACCTGATCGGGATGCCCTCGAGCGTGACGTTTGAGACCGACCCGGCCGACGGCGTGAACCCGCGCATCGACCGCATCTACGCGAAGCAGCCGGATCCGCCGATCGATGGCGCCGCCGTCGAGACCGAGTTCATCATCGACGTCGTCTCGGGCGCAGCCGCAGCTTCCCCGCTGCCGCCCGACCTCCCCGCCGGCGGGTTCGAGCTCGCCCGCAAGGAGATCGGCGCGGGCGCGACCAACACGCAGGCAGGCAAGCCCTTCACGAACGTCGCCGGACTCTCCGGACTGAACGTCGGCGTCGTCACCGTCGCACAGGGCGGCACGGGCGCTACCAACCCGGGCGACGCCCGCGTCGCACTCGGCGTCCCGACGATCTACAGCGGCGCCGGCGCCCCCGCGAACACGCTCGGCCGTGACGGCGACGTGTACTTCCAGCCGATCTAAGTAGGGGGTTCGCGTGGGTACCGTACGCATCGGAGTCGGCAAGTCCGGACCTTCCACCGAGTTCTTCATGGAGGCCGACTGGGTCGGCCAGAACTGGGCCGAGAATTACTCCGTTCTCGGCGTCTGGCTCCGCGCCCGCAACACCGGCAACACGTCGTCGTTCTTCAACAACTACGGCGAGCAGGTCACATGGTGGGGCGGCGGTGAGCTCGGCCGGCACGCCGCGCAGCCCTTCCTTCCCGGCGGGTACGGCAACGGCGCGACGCGCTGGCACGACTACTGGGAGCACCGGTTCTACCACGACGGGAACGGCTTCCTCGGCGGCGTCGACTTCGGGATGCGCCTCACGTACGGCAATTTCAACGAGTCGCACTACGGCAACATCGGCGCCCCTGGCCGTATCCCCAAGCCCCCGACCGCGCCACGAGATCTCCGAATCGCTGACGTCACCCCCATCAGCGCCGGCGTCTACTACTCCGGTCCCGCCGACTGGCGCGGCTCGACGCCCCAGGGGTACACGGCCGACTGGTACGAGATCAACGGGTCGAACAACCCGAAGATCTGGTCCGACCTGAACTCCAACGGCTACACGAACCCCGCTGGCCCCGGCATCGAGCTCAAGCCCGGCACGACCTACCACGTGTACATCTACGCGCGCAGCAACGTCGGCAGCAGTCCCGCCACGAGCATCGCGCTGACGACCGATGCCGGCGGCCGCATCCGGGTCGGTGGCCAGTGGCGCAACGCGAGCCCCTGGGTGAAGGTCAACGGCCAATGGCGGCGAGCTCGCCCGTTCATCAAGCAGGCCGGATCCTTCCGTACCGCCCGCTGACGATCCCCGCACGACCAGCCCTCGGCGCCCGCCGGGGGCTTCGCCATGTCATCGAAAGGACACCCGCATGTCTGACGTCAAGGGCGGCTACCAGCGCCCCTCTGCCACGAGCAAGATCAGCGACTCGTGGAACGGCCACCGCAACCGACCGAAGCCGAGCACCGAGCCCGGCACCGACTACCCCTGCGCCTACGGCTCCGCGATCTACGCGCCCGAAGACGGCACGGTCGTCGACCTCTCCTCGAGCAACGCCGGCGGCACCGGCCGCTTCGTCACCATCGACTTCGACGACGGACAGCGCGGCCGCGCGCTGCACCTGTCCCGTGTCCTCGTCTCCAAGGGCCAGCGCGTCAAGCGTGGCCAGGAGGTCGCGAAGTCCGGTGCGTCCGGCTTCGGCAAGGACTGGGGATACGGGGCGCACGTGCACCAGACCCTGTTCCCGCGGCACGCCTATGTCTTCGGTCGCGACGCGACCCTCGACTTCGAGCGGTACGTCGGCGCCGACAACGACGGCCCCGGCGGATCCGGGGCGGGCACCTACTCGCAGATCGTCGCGAACGAGCAGAACTACCTGAACGCGGCGCAGGGCGAGAAGCTCGTCGTCGACGGCATCGCGGGCCCGCTCTACCGTGCCGCGGTGAAGCGGTACCAGGAGTACCTGCGCGGCCGCAGCTGGTACTCGGGACCGATCGACGGTGTCTGGGGCAACGGCACCCAGGACGGCCACGCGAAGCGGTACACCGAGTGGGCGGCGCAGACGCAGGCGCCTCCGTCGCCGCAGTTCCACAACGCCACGGTGCGCGACCTCGCGTCGCTGCCGAACACGCGAGGCCTGCAGAAGGTCGCGAAGCTCTACGGCTACAAGGGCGCGCTCGACAACCAGTTCGGTGCTGGCTCGCAGGGTGGCTTCCAGCGGTTCCTCGACCAGAACTACGGCGGATCTCTTCCGGCCTGGCTGCGCGCCAAGTACGGGTACGTCGGCAACGACCAGTGGGGCCCCAACATGGCAGCCGCCGCGACTCGCGCCGACACCGCCAACTGGGCGGCGCTCTAATGCGCGGCCAGGGTCCGCGCCACGCGGGGCCGCGTCCTCACGCCTCGTGGTGGCGCGGCCCCTGGCCACCCAGCATCCTGCTCGTCGTCTTCGGGGGAGCGCTCGTCTGGGAGCTCTCCTGGGCGCTTCCCTGCTGAACGGAGGGTGAGGGTGGGCGAACCCGAATCGATCGAGATCAAGCTCGCGCGGCTCGACGAGCGCACAAAGGGCACGGCCGACGACGTCACCGAGATCAAGCTCAACATGGCCACGCGCAGCGACCAGGCGCGCGTCGACGAGCGGATCCGAGATCTCACCGGCGCGCTCGAGCGCGAACGCGCCGAACGTGTCGCTGCCGTGGACGCCGAGAAGGCCGAACGCATCGCCGCAGACGAGAAGGAAGCGACCGAACGCAAGGCCGTCGCCGGCCGATTGCAGATCGTCGAGGACCGCATGGAAGCCCGAAAGTACAACGTCGGGATCTCCATCATTCTGTCCGCAGTCGGGGCCTTCCTCGGCGTGATCGCCATCGCGTTCCGACCGCTGTTCGGGGGGTGACGACATGACCCGCGCGAACCGCTCCCGCCTCGTCTTCGTCATCCTCGCCGCGGTGCTCTCTCTCGCACTCGCCGCGCTCGCGACATTCACGATCATCAACCTCGCGCAGCGCGTCGCAGCAGCGAACGATCGCAACGCGGCGCAATCCGAGCAGATCGACGGGCTCCTCGCCGACGTCCACGCGTCGCAGGAGAACGCGCAGCGCCTCTACGACCAGTTGCTGTCGCTCGGCGAGTCCCCGGAAGGCGACAACCCGGACGACATTGTCACCGGCCCCGCCGGACAGACCGGCGCGCGAGGCCCGCAAGGCGACACCGGGGCGCCCGGCCCGATCGGCCCCATCGGCCCCGTCGGCCCCACCGGCGAGACCGGCAGCAGCGGTGACAGCGGCACGTCCGGATCCGCCGGCCCTGCAGGCCCCCAGGGTGAGCCCGGCGCACCCGGACCGCAGGGAGCACAGGGCGAACCCGGACCCGCGGGCCCCACCGGCCCGCCCGGCCCCACCTGCCCGGACGGGTACTCGCTGCAGCTGCTCACCGTGCTCGTCATCGACCCGGATACGGGTCTCCCCACCAACCAGCCCGCAGCCCTCTGCGTGCCGACGACCTGAGGAGGTCACCATGCTCACCAATCTCACCAACGCAACCTGGTGGAAGGACGCCGCGCTGCGGGCCCTCTACACCGCCCTCGCGATCGCGCTGCCCTACCTAGGGGCTGCGTTCGTCGCCGACGTCCCGTGGGTCACCATCGCGCTCACGGCCTCGCTCGGCTTCCTCGCCTCGCTGGTCACCAGCGTCGCCGGGCTGCCCGAAGTCGCCGGCGTCAACCTGCCCTGGTGGCTCGCCGCGGTCGAGCGCGTCGTCAAGACGTTCGCGCAGTCCCTCGCCGCAGGCTTCATCGGCGCCACCCTCATCACGGACGTCGACTGGGCCTTCGTGCTGCAGGCGGCCGCGCTGGCGGCTCTGACGTCGCTGGTGCGCCTCATCCTGGCCACCCTGCCCTCTGACCCCACTCGCGTTCCCATCGACGCAGGAGAGGTCACAGCGGGCACCGTCGTGAACATCACCACGGTCCAGGATCCCGTGACGGTCGCGACCGAGATCCGCCGCTCGCTCGGCTGATCGAAAGGAGACGTCGGTGGCTGGATACCTCGTCGGCGGGCGATTCCTCTCAGGAGAGAGGACGCTCCGCAAGCTCGTCCCCGCCTCGTGCGGCGTGGAGCTCACGCTCAATGCCCCCGAGACGATCCGGGCGCAGCTCGCGCTGCCGTACGTGGATCCGGCCACCGACGTCGCCCTCGACATCCCCAACCAGCTGCTCCCGCAGCGCGACTTCATCGGCTGGGTCGAGAATGGCGTGCTGCTCGCCGCCGGACAGATCCAGGGCGACCCGTTCGCCTTTCCCTACTCGTCCACCCTCAACGCGATGGGCGCGTGGGAGTACTTCGCGAAGCGGTACGTGCTGCCCCTCCTCGAGGCCACGCAGCTGCCGTCTGACGTCACATCGAAGTGGACAGGCACGTCGCTCCGCACGATCGCGAAGCGCCTGGTGCAGCAGGCAACCTCCTGGCCAGCGGGTGCCGTACCGATCGACTTCGAGCCCGACTTCCCGGGCACGAACGAACGCGAGTACCCGGGCGTAGACCTCATACGTGTCGCCGAGGCGCTCACCAACCTCACCGAAGTCGAGAACGGACCCGACATCACGTTCCGCCCGAAGCTCGACGGCGATCGCCACATCCGCTGGGATCTGCTCACCGGAGACCCCGACCTCACTCAGGCCGGCGCGGACCACTACTGGGACGTCTCCGCACCCGGCCCGTACGCCACCGTCTCCGACCTTGATCGAGACGGCCGAGATCTGGCCACGCACGCCTACGGCGTCGGCGCGACGAACGACGAGACACAGACTCGCCTTGAGGCGAAGGCCACCTCGAGCGCGCTCATCGACGCGGGCTTCCCGATGATGGAGACCGTCGAGAACCGCAACAGCGTGCTCCGCACCGAGACCCTGCAGGCCTACGTCGACGAGGCGGTCGTCCGGTACTCCGCGTTCACCGAGACCTTCACGATCAAAGTCGCCCGCGATAAGGATCCGAGGCTCGGCACCTACTGGCCGGGCGACTGGGCCCGCATCAAGGTCGGCAAGACCGCACGCGTGCCCGCCGGCATCTACCGCGTCCGCATCGTCCGGATCTCGTTCGACGCGGAAGGCGACGTCACCCTCAGCTGCGCACCCGAAAGGGTCGCCGGCGGCTACCCGGTCCCCGCGAGCGATCGCCGGTGGCTCTCCACCCAGCTGCGCGCCTTGCAGGGCCGCATCGACGAAACGAACAGGGGGTAGGCCGGATGCCTACGATCACAGGTCCGATCCTCGACTCGACCGGCCGTCCCGCGAACGGGCTGCTACGGGTGCGTGCTTCGCGCCCGTTCGACATCGGCGCCGGCCATGTCACGCAGGCAGTCGGATGGGCGACGGTCCGCGACGGCATTCCGTACCTCACATCCGGCGCATGGTCCCTACCGTCAACGCCCGACGGGGTGTACCTGGAGCTCGAGCAAGACCTCGACGGCGAAGAGACCAGCCGCTTCACGCTCGCGGTCCCCGACGTTCAGTCGATGTCGTACAGCGAGCTGCTCTTCAACCGGGGCGGCGGCCAGGGTGGCGCGAACCCGTACTGGTGGGATCTGACCGGCGGCCTCGACTTTCCCCCGACCGCCGTCGAAGGCGACCTCGGATACGACAACGACAACGGCACCGTGTGGAGGTACGAACTGTGAGCAAGATCCCGATCGGCAACATCAAGGGCCCGAAGGGCGACAAGGGCGATGCCGGCCCGAAGGGCGACAAGGGCGACACCGGCGCGGCCGGATCGAACACGATCCCGACCAATCAGGCGATCGCGGAAGCCGTGACGATCGATGGCCCGGCGAAGACCGCGCTAGAGGAGGCCATTGCTGGGGCGGTGGCGGACGCGATGTCCACGGAGGAGATTGTCCAGCGCCCCACCGGATTCCCCGCATTCTCGCGCTCGCTGCTGATTCGGCGTGACCGGCTGGGGCAAGTCTCCTGCGACTACGACATGACCGCAGACCGTCCTGTGGTGGGCGTGACCTACTACACCGCTCCCGGCGCATCTGGTGCTGCAGCCGGGACGGTCGCCGCACCGACGCACTACCAGACCGCAAAGAACAAGGCCGATATCGGCACCCTCGCCGTTACCTATGGTGAGTACTTCGCCGACGACACTGACGGGCTGATCTCCAAAGACATCAACATCGTCGGCATCCCCGACGCTTTCGGCAACCGTCCCCTGGTCACTGGATGGGCCAACCCCGCCCATCTGACGTGGGCGCTGCACGACGCGAATATCTACAAGGCGACGCGCACGGGCGGCACCGGCGCCTGGGGCAATGGTGTGCAGTTCGTGATCGACAAGCGCAACGCGTACCTCACCGCTTGGGGCGACCATGCCGTGTACACCAAGCGAGCGACGCTCGCCGAGGTCACAGGCCCGGGCCAGTGGACGTACGTTGCGGGCGAGCTGTTCGTTTGGGCACTCGGCAACGCCAACCTCGTCACGGACGCGTCGTTCATGCGCGCATCAAAGGCCGGGTTCACCGGCATCGTCAAGAGCGGCTCCCGGCGGGTCTATGTGGAGCGAGTTGAGGTGCAGGGCGCTGGATGGGGACCGGTGCCGGGTTCGGGGACAAACCCGGACATCAATGCGGTCCTCGATACTCAGGGCGGGACGGTCGGCGGCATCTCTCTAGCTCGTGACGTTCGTGTCCGATACTGCCCGCTTTCGGGCGTGCGGCCGAAGGGGGACACCTGGGCAGCGTTCCAGCGTGTTGAAGTCTCGTCTTGCACGGGTGACGGCATCGGCTATCAGTCAAGCGGCGGCATCGTCATGCAGGCACTCGAAATCGACTGCTATGGGCACAACCTCTGGGCCAGCGATCCCGCCGCCATGAACATCAACGCCAGCACCGGGCATAACGATGTGCGGATCGTCCGCATCAACACCCGAGGGGACACTACGCAGGGCCCGATTTTCGCCGACGTAAACGGCGCGATGTCCTGGAATCTGCGATGCAGCGCGGTCAACTCGGTATCGCCTTCCGGTCAGGGCGACGTCGGTTTCCAGGCCCTCAACCAGTCTCCATACAGCACCACGAAGGTATGGGTGGAGGACTGCTACGTCGAGCGAGCGAACCTTGCGTTGAACGCGGGCGGGACGACCCCATATGTCTCGGAGATCCACACACGTCGCGTGCAGTACGGCGCAGAAGTCGCGAACGAAACCTATCTCACCGGCGCAGGCAGCAGCATCACGCCCTATTGAGTAGTTGCGGCGCCTGTTGAGAGGCAGAGCCTGGTTCGCGAGTGCCACCGACCACGGGTCGACCTACAAAGTTGCAGGGGAGGAACGCCGATCTGCTGCTACGGCGGTCGGTCGGCGCTTCTTCTGTTTAAGCAGGAGGAAGACGCGGCGCGCGATCTCGATCACAAGGAGGTAGGTGAGCAGCCGCGACGCGAGCCTGAGGTTGTACTGAGTCATCTGGAGCGCGAAGAGAGCAACGAGTCCCATCACGACTCCCGCGTACAGCAGACCGCCGGAACTCACCCGCTCTCGGACGATCGCTTCGAACCATGCGAGTAGAACCGCCGCACCGCCTATCACCGCGATTACGGCTCCCCAGCCCACGTTCCCCAGCTCGCCGATGCCCGCCATCGGCGTGTAAGCATTCAGGCGAAGGCGCTGCGAGATGTCGTAGAAGCCTGCGGAGTCGCCGGGAAGAGGATTTAGGGAGACGGCGATGTCCGACCAGCTCACGTAGGCGCCGCCGTAAGCGGATTGTCCGATGATTGGGAAGCCGATTAGGACGTTATTCAAGGCACTGAGGTAGTCGGCGGCGAACCAGTCGTGCGCCAAGAAGATGGCGGTGTACGGCACTATCCCGTGCGTCACGCTCGAGCGGAAGTCCAGGGGGAGCGGGAGGAGGAGGAAGGTCAGGGCACCGCCCAGTATCAGCCCCCACCGTGCCTTGCGGGTATTGCCCGCAAGGAAGACACCGAGGGCGAAAAGGACCGGGATGAGTGCGAACCGGCGGGATCCGAACGAGCCGATCATCAAGACGTAGGCGATGAGGAGCATCCAGCCAAGTACGCGCGTGCCGCCAGTGCCGCGAGCTACGACGAACCCGAGGAGCACCACAGCGAGAGTTACGAGCTGCGTGATCACTGACGAGGCGAAAGAGCCCTGCTCGCCCGACAGGTACGCGGAGCGCTCGATGAATGGCTGTAGTCCCGAAGTTGCGAGGTAGTAGACCAACGGCAGTGCAAGCAGGATGAGGATCACGGGATGCGGTTTCGGTGCTGTCCATGTCAGCTTCGAAGGCCGAGACAGCCGCCCTTCACGGCGGTTCGTGAACAGTACGGTCGCGAATGACCCCACGACGATGACGATTGTGGCGCTCACTGACACGAGCACGAGTGTCCGCAGCGCAGTCGCCTCATCGAGCCGGATGATGATCGATGCTCCGCCTTGCCCGTAGAGGGCATCCCGCAACAGATATCCGAACGTTCCGATCATCCCGATGATTAGTCCGGTCGCGGCCACGGGCGAGATATAGAACGGGTTCAGCAGCGGCCGGCAAACGAACCATGCAAGGAACGGCAGGAGCACGAGCAGCAGCACCAACGCGGTGCGCGCATCGCTGCCCGAAAAAAGCAGCCACGCTGCCAGGGCAGCGACGGCGAGCACCGACGCGAATACCTTGAGCGCCCCCATCCGCGGCGCCTCCGTGGTCGGTTGACCGATCGCCGATCCACGCTTCGCCCACATGGTGAGCGAGTCTAGTGACCCAGCGATTCGTCCAAGAACGCGACCATCCGCTCGGGTTGGAAGGCGGACTGATTACCGTGGTCGCCGATGACCTGAACGACTTCGACGGCCGCGCCGTTCTGCTCGTAGATCCGCGAGCACTCTGTCGTGTTCGTGTCCATGGGTACGGCGTGATCATTCGGCGAGTGGAAGAAAAGCATGGGGAGACCATCGACACCCGCCGGGATGACGGGACTCAGTTCTGGGATGGACACCCACTCGGCGACGCCGTAGGCATCGAGCGCTGCTGGGAAAGTGGCAGCAACACTGTCGAGGTTGCACACAGGGTAGATGCCGGCCCACGCGGCGACATCCGGGAGTGTGTCAATGAGCTGTAGAGATGCAAGCCCGCCCATGGACTGGCCGATGAGAACGTTGGACGTGGTGCCGGCCTCATTCGTCGCCCAGTCGGCGAGAGCCTCGTAGGCGAGCACGCTGAATTCGTTTCCCCAGCCGTTCCCGGTGCCGTCTGTGCTCGCGATCGTGTAGCCAGCGTCCAGTAGCTGGTCACGCATTCCCACATGATGTTCTTCGGACAGAATCTCTTCGACGTTGCCCCCTTGCCCATGCACCCAGAGAACGAGAGCCCCGTTTTGCTCGGGCGGGATCGCGACAGCGACATCGTCCTCGCCAATAGTGCTGCGCTCAACCGTGGATGCGGCGATCCCGCGTTCAGTCGGGAGCAGTGACGAATCGGGCGGCCCGATCTGTTGCCAGACGAGAGCTGGAACGTCGTTCGAGATTGCGACCGCCCCGCCGGCGATCACTAGAGTCGCTGCGGTCACGGCCGCGCCGATCACGATCTTTCGTCGTGCCCCCATGCGGTAGCCCGGCGCGGTCACGTCTCTTCCTCTCGCTGGAAGAACGCGTCGAGTGCTGCCCAAACCGTCAGAGGTATCGCGAGGAGCGCGATCGGTCCGATGACGGTCGTGCCGCCCAGCGCGATCAGCAGGCCGGCGAAGACCATGCCGCCCGCCGCCGACCACTGCAAGGGCGACAGCTCCTTGCGCATGTGCCACCGACCCATGGGTTCAGGGTAGCCAATGACCGGTGAGCCGCCCGCCGAACCAGCAAAGCAGGAACTTAGTTCAGCCCCCGGCTGCCTCTCACGAGGTGGCCGGGGGCTTTCCGTCGTTTCTGGGCACGACGCGATCGGCAGGCGGTATCTCTGAGTGGACCCGAGCCCCTCGGTGACCCCGAAACCGCACCTATCCTTGCGGGTCCGCCCCTACGAAAGGACTCCACCAATGGACTTACTCGGCATCATCGACTCACTCGCGGACGCGGCGCAGCTGCTCGAATCGCCCCTCATCGTGCTGGCTCTGGTGCGGCTGTTTCGACGGCCGACGCCCACACCCATGCGCGCATCGTCTTGCCGGCCACGTCGAACTGGATCCCCACGGCACGCGGTGTCCATCGCAGAGCGATTGCATCGACCTTCGTCGCGTTCTCGCCGAACCGCACCCACGCGCGGACGGGCTTCGGGCGCGGGTCGACGGTGAGGGGCAGCTCGTCGAGTTGCAGCTCCGCCGTGGTGAGCGTCTGCAGTGGCGCTTCTTCCGCGAGGCGTTGCAGGATGCGTTCGCTCACCTGTCGGTCGACGACATGCGGGTAGCGGCGGTTCGTTCCCAATGCCGGATCTGTCCTTCCTCCGGCCGAGAGCTTCGATGCTACGACGGCGCCGCCGACATTCACACCTGGCGGACGCTGAGCGAGTACTCCGACCGCCCGCCGAACGACGATGCCCTCAGCGCGTGACCCGGGATCCGTCGCGGAGGAACAGGACGCCGCACGTGCAGCACTCGAGTCCGCGGGGGTCGTCACGCAGGACCGTCCCGCACTCGGGGCAGTGCGGTTGAGCCCCGGCGGCTAGGGCGTCAGGATCCGAAGTGCGCTCGGACATCATCGGCCTGTTCGGGGGTGAGTATCCACCAGTCGCCCTTCGGGTGATCCGGGTACCTGGTCCGCAGGTAGGCGCGGATCTTGCGACCGCGCCGGGTCTCGACTTGACCGAGTTCGTCAGCGAGTTCAGGCGGCGTGATGGTCTCCATCGAGGAAGAGTACCGGCGATGTCGTCGGTCTCATCCAGAATGTGCACATGACCGTCGACTACCTCGGCTACTTCTTGGCCGGCGCGCAGCTCAGCATCGCCGCCATGTGGGAGAGCTTCGTGGAGAATCCTTTGCCGTGGCTCGGGATCGGCGCCGCGTTCGTCGGCGCCGCAGTGCTGAACGCCACCCCTAAGCGTCGACGTCGGCGCCCGTGACGACGGCTGACCTTCTCGCGTTCGAAGTTCAGTGGGGGAAGCACACGGGCTGGAAGGAAGAGGCGATCCGCGCCCGCTTCCAGATCCCGCCGGCACGGTTCTACCAGCTGCTCGGCCGCGCGATCGACACCTCGGAAGCGCTCGAGCTCGACCCGATGCTGGTGCACCGACTCCGCCGGATCCGTGACGAACGGCGCGCGGTACGTGCTCGTCGGACGAGTGCCGCCTGACGCGGCCGCGTCCAACATTCGTCCAACATGTCGGAGTACGTCGGTGTTCTTCGGTGTCTGCCGCTGTCGGTGTGCGGAGGCCGGTTTAGACCTGGTCGCGCGGCTTATTTGAGGGCGGGTGTCTGTCCCTGTCGGTGCGTGGCGAACCGGCCGAGGTAGTCAAGGGGTCGCAGGTTCAAATCCTGTCATCCCGACGGAACACCGCGAGAGAGGCCCGGATTCCTGCAGAAATGCAGGGGTCCGGGCCTCTCGTCGTTTGCGGGAACGGTGCCCCGTCCAACATGCGTCCAACATGACGACTAGTCCGGATGTCGCTCGAGCTGCCGTTCAGCGGCCGCGGCGAGGATGCGGCGTAGGCGGTACTGGTGCGCTGGGTTGAGTTCAAGGCGTTCGCGCCACCAGGCGAGGAGTACTTCCTCGTCGACGACGCGGACCTGCTGGCCGTGCTGGATCTCCCACCCCATCGGCATCCCGCCGAGTCGCCACCGCTTGATCGTGCGGATGCTGCGGCGCACGCGGCGCGCAGCTTCGCGGTAGTTCAGGGTGGCCACGAGTATCAGGCGTTTGCGAGCTCGAGGAGGACGTCGCCGTGGCAGGGCATGTCGAGCTCACACCAGCAGGCGACGTCGCGGCCGCGCAACTCGGCGCGGATCTCCTCGATGCTCGGGTAGCGCCAGTCGACAGGGCCACGCTCGCCACCGAGGCGCCTCCAATTCGGCAGCTGCAGGCGACCGCGTCGCGCGAGCACCTCGAAATCGCGCACCACGATGGTCGCCACACCCCGGCTGTCGAGGCTGGGGAACTGCGCGCCCACGTCGGACAGCAGAATTGGGTTGCCGTACTTCGAGGGCCGCGCGACGATGACGGCGTCGGGGTGTTGGGGACGCCATGGGCGATCGCGACGCATCCGGATGCGTTCAGGCATTACGGCATCCCTCGTTCCCGCACCAGTGGCGTGTGTGAGAGAACGTGTACGGGCACGGCGGCGCGAGCAGCTCGTTCACCGCGGCGATCGCGGCCCGCAGTCGTTCGGCTTCTGCGTCGCGCTGCTCGAGGGCCGCGGCAACCTCTGCGACCTCGGCATCCGTCGCTGACAGCGGCAGCGCGACGCGTTCGCGGCCGTCCGCGAACACTTGGCCGCTCATCACGATCGGCGACGTCGTGTGAGGCGATCGGATGACGCGAGGCTCGAAAGTGGGCAGGCTCATGGGGTGTTCCTCTCGGTGGATGCGGCCGCGGCCGCGGTGTAGAGCTGGCCGCAGACCTTGCAGCGGCCGACCTGGGTGGGCTTCGGGGATCCGTTCGCGCTGTCGATCCAGTCGACGATGACGGCGCACTCGCCGCAGATCCCGCAGATCCGCGGCCGCGCGCGTCGGGCGGACTCGCCGCCGCGGTGGATGCCGCGCAGCCGGCGGATGAGCGCGAACATGGTGTCGGCGTGCGCGTCGAGCTCGCGGATCGGTTCGATCAGGTCGGCGTGGTCGATGAGCCAGCCGATCGTGACGAGCGCGACGCTCTTCGCCGACAGCGGGTCCGCATCCGGCCGCGGCGCGACCGCCGTCCACGTGCGCGCGTCGCGGGCGATCGACGGGCGATCGCCCGCCTGCAGCTGCGGGCCGATCCACGCGACCACGGCGCGCGTGTACGACACGACCCACGTCCACAGCTCGTCCGCGTCGACACCAGCGCCGACGTCGGTGATCGGGACGTGGCTGATATACCCGCCGCCGCTCACGCGCTCCTGGATCCGCGCGGCGGACAGCAGCGTGGTGCTGAGGGTGCTGAGCGACTCGATCAGGGGCGGCACCTGGTCGAGGTGCCACTCGAACGCGCGGCGCCACTCGCGCGCGCCGGCTTCGGGGTCGATCGCGTCGAGGGGGATGAGGGACGGCGTCATGCGGTCACCTCGAGCGCGAGGATCCGCGTCGCCTTCTCCGCCTCGATCTGCTGCGCGAGCTCGCCCTTCCGACCAGGGTCGCTGCGGCCGTAGATCAGGTCGCCGATGCGGCTGCGGTGGACATCGGCGCCGGCGGCGATCGCGTCCATCGTCATGCCCGCGGCCATGAGCGCGCGCACGTGCATGCGGACCCGCTCGGCGTCGACGCGCGGCGCGATCTCCGGGATGCCTGCCTCGCGACGTCGCCGGCGTTCCTCGGCGAGCGACGCATCCGCGCACGAAGGCGTCGACGGGCAGAGCTTCCTCGAGCGGCATCCGAGCTGGTACCCGTAGGCGGTGCCGTGGTGCTCGGCGGGGATCTCTTCGGCGTTGGTCCGCCGCGACGCCATCCAGGCGCGGTGGTACTCGCGCTGGGCGCGTCTGCAGTCGTCACAGCGGCATCCGCGCGCGTACGACGCGTTCGTGCCGTGGCCGAGCACCTGGCGCGGCGCACGGGGCTCCCGCGGGGCGCGCGGGGCGCTGCGCTTCACGATCGCGGGCAGCTGCAGGTCTCGACGCACGATGCCGGCGTACGCCCGAGTGATCCCGAGCTCCGCGGCGACCTCGGCGTCCGTCATGCCCTCGGCGTTGAGTCGGCGGACGCCAGCCTCGACCTCGGCGCGCTGGCGGTGGCGTCGCTTCGGCTGCTCGGGCTTCTGCGGCTCGGCGGCGGCGACGAACTCGTCGAACGCGGCCTGCGCGCGATCGCGGTCGGCGATCGCCGCCTCGACGGCTCGCTCGGCGCCGCGGAGAACCGCGTAGAGATCCTTCCGCTGCGCACGCCAGGCCTCGCGCGCCTGCTGCCACGCCTCGAGCGGATCGACCGCGGGGACCGGTGCCGGGGCGGGCTTCCGTGCCGCGGCCGCGGGCCGCTCGGCCTTCGGCTTCGCCGGTGCCTTCGGGCGCGGTGCGGGCGTGCCCTTCCGGGCTGCGCGGGCGGCTGCCTTGTCGCGCTGCTCGGCGCCGGCGCGGTCTTCTTCGTCGCGGCGGAGGATCTCCTCGAGCGGGACGCCGGCGTCGACGAGGCGCTTGAAGCTGTAGTCGCCGCTGTATCGCCGGTAGACGTCGCGGCACGGGAGCGGCGCCGGGCAGTTCGCGTCGCGGCATCCGCCGCGGTACCCGTTGACGGTGCCGTGGGGGAAGCCGTCCTCGAGGCGGTCTGCAGCGCCCATCAGTCGGCCTGCCCGTCGACGCGAGCGACGTGGATGGGGCCGCCGGTGAACGGGCGGACCAGGTGCCGGAAGCCGTGCGTGCTGTGCTCGTCGGGAACGACCGCACCACGGCAGACGGTGCAGGTCGGGATAACGCCGACGTCAGCCGCGAGGATGGCCGCGGCCGCGGTGGCCGTGCCCTGTTCGGCGAGGTACCGCTCGCCCTCGCCGGCGGCCTGCAGGATCGCGTTGGCGACGTCGCGGGCCTCGTCGACGTTGAGCGGCAGGGTGACCTGAATGTCGATGTAGCCGTCGTCGTCGACGTCGACGGTGGCGACGAGCTGCTCGACGGATCGCGTGATGGTCTTCATGGTGATCTCCTTCAGAACGGGGGCTGGTCGGGGTAGACGACCTCGTCGGGGACGAGATCGAGGGCGGGTGCGTCCCAGGTGTGGCCGCAGCGGTGGCGAGGTGAGATCTCGCCGTCGACGGGCTTCCGCGGCCACCAGGGGGTGCGCTGGCTGGTGATGGTCTTGCCGGCGTGCTCGTGGATCTGCCAC